GAACTGAACCATTGTTAGAAGAATGGTGGGAGTGGATTGAAGGTAGTGAAAATGATGTCTTATTTGTACCTCAAGAATTTAAATTAACTAACACAAATGGCTGACAACATTATCGATCGAGATAAACTCCAAGAGCAATTGATTCAATGGGACTTAAGTCAAATGTCACATGATGATCTGAAAGAGTATTTTGTGAATATGCAAAGTGCCGAATTGGATAGTCTATCAGATGATGAATTAGTAGAAGAGGTAAAACAATATAACCCTAGTTTGCTGCAAAAGTAAAGAGAAAAAACCAGTCATAGAACTGGCACACGATTTTGGCACTGCCCCTCAAATCCTGTATATTAAAGGAGTGGAGGGGGCAACACCTTCCACACTCTCTAAACCTCTTCTCTCTATCATCATGCGTAAGATCGAATCTCAGATGAATGCCGCCATCCACTCTAACAAAGATTGGAAGTCAGGCAACACATCAGTTCACTTCGATGCAGAATCAGGCGTCAGCGTCGTCCGCCTTCATGGCAATAAGATCGCTGAGGTTTCAGACAACGATATGACGATCTTCGATGGTGGTTGGCAGTCAGTAACAACCAAGAGCAGACTCAATGCACTATGTGATGAGTTTTGTGTGACTGGAGAAGGTGTATTCCAAAAGGATTTCGCCTGGTATGTAAGAAAGTTTGTAGGTGCAATCAATGGTAAATCTACATTCGTTACTGAAGACTTTGAGTCTGGTTATATCTTCGCCTAGTCACTAACTAACACTTTTCTCACTAATCCTTTTAATTTCTATCTCATGCAAATTTCAAACTCCATCTGTATTGTTGACTTCTTCCCTGAGGCATTCATCGCTGAGTCTGATGATATCAAAGGAATGAAAGTTACAGTTCGTCGTTTCAACAAGCGTGTGACATTCATTGATAATGGTGCAAAGTCTTATTCCACAGTAACAGCACTTACAGCACGTAATGAGTGGGCAGAGCGTATCGCTAGCGGAGCAACAGTTACTGACTATCATACCGATAAGATGCCTCGTGAAGAGTATACTCCCATGGCATGTGTAGGTTGAGATGAATCAAACTACCATCACACTATCTGAAACACAGTGGGAGATTATTTTGGAGGCAGTTGAAGACTATGGTGTGTTGGTAGATGAAGAGAAATCAGAAGAAGTAGGAGAGATTCTTGATATAATTGAAGTAGAGATGATTAACCAAAGGTAACAGTAGTAGAATAAAGAATAAGGGGTAAGATGTAAGTAATTATACTTATGTTTTACCCTTAAATGTATTAAAAAACGTTTTTAAATGGTATTATAAATATACTTCGCTATTTTATCTTGTTGAGAAGGTTCTCAGGATACTACCCATTAATACCCTATTAAATGTTCATTCTTGTAGTGATCTTGGCGTTCAGTCTATCACCACTCCGCGAAAATGTCAACCACCCCACTGATAAAGATTCCGAGTCAGTATTTCGAAATATTATCAGCAATTCTTATAAATATGCGTGCGTAGATTGACAATATCGCTTAAGCGTTCTATACTTATTAAGTCACACCACCAGGACACCACTTATGTCAGTCGCTATTAGTCAGGCACAAAAGCAACGTTATCGCATTACGTTGGATTTAGAAGTGATGGAAGATTTTGATCCGCATCAGATTAACTGGGAAGGTTTATTCAAATTGGAAGGATCTGAGAAGGTGATTGACAGTTACGTAGAGGACTTAAGTAATCCTGGCAGTTGGTGATATTGCAGGGGCGCGGGTGTTGACAGTCCCGCAAAAGTATGCTATAGTTCTTATGCGTGTCACAGCAGTTATGGGCGGTTCGTTGATGCCGTTGCCCGTTGCGATGCCGTTTATAAAAACAGCTAACTACCCTAACCTACAGAGGTGACAAAACGCGAGAGTGATTCCACTTTCGTAAAAAAAAATTTTACCATGAAAAAAGAACCCTATTGGAATTTTTGGAAGGTTGTATTTGCAGGATGGATAATAAGATATCCACATATTGTATTTCGCCCCTTGATGTTTCTGGTAGGGATTTCTTTTGTCTTGATATATAATGCAATAGTTAATTAAATTCGTTAAAAAAATTTCGGAGGAAAAAAATTTTGGCTAGTAAGATTTACCACATCTATGCGAAAGGAGAGTGTTTATATAATAGTCTCAATGAACAACAATTCAGAGAAACATGGAGTAGCTTGCAGGGTATGGTAGGATTAATGAAGACTGAGTATGCAGCAGAGGATTTATCATACGAGACTGTACAATTGTTAGTAGAAGACTACAGAGGGATGGGCGGAGAACCGTCTGGACATGATTCATATTGACAACTACATAACACTGAACTATAATTGAACTGAAGTTAATTCCATCTCATGGCTAAAGGATTTACTGTTAAGACTGTTCCACCAAAGAAGGCACAAGGCCCTGAGTGGGACATCGATGCTATTAAAGCACGAATGAAAGGAAAGAAAATCGTCTTCTGTCTTCCAGGACGGGGATGTTCATATACTTTTCTAAAAAACTTTGTACAACTTTGTTTTGATCTTGTACAAAATGGAATGAGTATTCAGATCAGTCAAGATTACTCATCAATGGTTAACTTTGCACGTTGCAAATGTCTTGGAGCAAACGTGTTGCGCGGCCCTGATCAGATCCCATGGGACGGTAAGTTGGAGTATGATTATCAATTATGGATTGATAGTGATATTGTCTTTACCACTGAAAAGTTCTGGCAACTGTGTGACTTGTCATTGAATGCTGAGGGCGAAGAGAAACAGATTACTTCTGGTTGGTATTCTACAGAGGACGGACAAACTACTTCCGTTGCTCACTGGCTTGAAGAAGATGACTTCCGTAAGAACGGAGGTGTGATGAATCATGAAACTGTCGATTCGATTTCAAAACGTAAGAAGCCATTCACTGTTGACTATGCAGGGTTTGGTTGGATCATGATTCAGCATGGTGTCTTTGAGAACACTGCGATTAAGTATCCGTGGTTTGCCCCTAAGATGCAAGTCTTTGAAAGTGGTGCAGTTCAGGACATGTGTGGTGAAGATGTGTCATTCTGTTTAGATGCTATCGAAGCAGGTTATGAAATCTGGTGCGATCCTCGGATTCGTGTTGGACATGAAAAAACTCGGGTTATTTGAGGTAAATTATGGCAGTACGTGCAAAGGTTGGTATTCTCGGTAAAGAAGGGTGGATGCCCGGAAATCCGAAAAAAACTCGTCAGGGGAGTGGTAAGCATACGAAGTATGCCGCGACTTCTCGTAATGGGAAAAAGAAACTATATCGCGGACAGGGTAAAGGTTAAATAGACATAACAATGACATTATGTTATGGCAGCATTAATTTGCAACCTCCCCTCGGTTGAAGTATGGGTAAGGAAAGAATACTTAACTGATCATCAATCTGGTTGGGGCGAATATGTAAAGGGCGTTTGGGTATCGGCTAAGTCGATTCCTGGACGCGCTTTTTATTTTGAGACATACTTACCAGAGTATGCAGCAATGTATGATAAGTTACCTATTAGTGCTTTTCTTTCGGAACCAGTAAAACCTGATCCAGATATGAGTTTACAGAACCTTCAGTTCTGGAACTGTATGGATTATGGAATAGTAGCTATACAGAAACAATTCATTGGTAGTATGGATTATGAAGTCTATACACGCGATCATGGTACAGTGAAAGGTACATATATTTGTACTATTGATAATTACCACCAAGATCCTGATGTAGTTGATTATGCAACAAGTGAAAACCCTTCAGAACATAAGTCACATAATCTTATTGAATTAGTTAATGGACAATATTGTTTGTATCCTAATAATAGAACAAGAATATTTGATAATAGTTTGACACCAGAGAATCCAAAGATACCTGATTTTAAAGTATCAACTGAGTATTATCAAGTAGAAAATGGTTATGATCGCATGGGATTAGGTGATCAAGAGAGTTACTTCTGGAAAACCGCTCAGGAACGAGATAAATAAAGTATATTCGCTTATACTAGGGTGCCAGTAGAAAGGGCAAGTAAATCATTTAAGGACGTTTCTATGTCCTTTAAGGTAAGTCCGCTTACCTTTGATTTGATTGCGAATAAAAATGAAACTGCAATTGCACGTTCTATTCGTAATTTAATTCTAACTGTCCCCGGTGAACGTCCATTTAATCCAGAGTTGGGATCACAGGTAAGTCGTTTATTATTTGAACCACTTGATAGCATCACTACCGAATCTTTAAAGGAACAAATTGAAAATACAATTAATAATTTTGAACCAAGAGTAAAACTCTCTCAAGTAATTGTACAACCAAATTATGATAGAGGTGAATATGATATTAGTATTCGTTATTCTATTGTTGGAATAGAGGCAACTCCCCAACAATTATCATTCGCATTACAACAGACACGCTAATGGCACTAGTCAACTTTGCCAACCTAGACTTCGATCAGATTAAGAAGTCGATCACGGATTATCTGAGATCGAATTCTAATTTTACTGATTATGATTTTGAGGGATCGAACCTCTCAACAATTATTGATGCGTTAGCATACAACACGTATATAACCTCATATAATGCCAACATGGTATCTAATGAGGTATTCATTGATTCTGCCACTCTCAGGGAGAATGTGGTGTCTCTCGCGAGGAATATAGGTTATACTCCTCGATCAAGTAAATCATCAAGAGCAAATATATCTTTTGAAATTGACACAATTAACTACAGTGTTAAACCTCAAACAATAACTCTGAATAAGGGTATTGTTGCAACATCAGATAGTTTTAGTAATCAATCTTATGCTTTCTCTATTTTAGAGGACATTACAGTTACTGTAAATGATAATTTTGCAGCATTTAATAATATTGATGTTTATCAAGGGACATATCTTACAACTGAATTTAGTTATAATACGTATGATCCTAATCAGAGATATATTTTAAATAATTCAAATATTGATATTTCCACTATTAACGTTACATGGAAACCATCACAATTTTCATCGGTAACAAGAAAATATCGCAGAGCAGATACTTTATTTGAAGTTAATGGCGATTCTCCTGTATTCTGGGTACAAGAGATTGAAGACGAAAGATATGAATTAATCTTTGGTGATGGCGTATTTGGTAAGGCGCTTGAAGAACCAAACTTCCTAGAGGTAAGTTACCTTGTTAATAATGGAAGTGACTCTAATGGAATAACAGATTTAACTTTTAATGGTAAGTTAACAACATCAAGAGACAATATTGCAATCAACAGTGGCGTTTCTAATCTAACTGTTAACACTCCTTCTTTTGCAGGATCTAACATTGAAAGTATCGAGTCTATTAAAAAGTATGCTACTCAAACATATGCCTCTCAAAATAGAGCGGTAACCGCAACTGATTATGAGTACATCATTCCAAAGATTTATTCTGAAACTGAATCCATTTCTGTGTTTGGTGGTGAAGAATTAAGCCCACCACAATTTGGTAAAGTTTTTGCAAGTATTAAACCAGTCAATGGTTCATACCTTTCTAACTTAGTAAAAGATAATATTAAAAGAGAAATTAAAAAATACTCTGTTGGTGGTATTGATTTAGAAATAACTGATCTTAAATATCTTTACATTGAAGCACTTGTTAATGTTTATTATAATTCAAATGATGCAAACAGTGGTGATCAAATAACATCAGTTGTTTCTAATAACATTGAAAGATATTCTTCTTCGACAGAAATTAATAAATTTGGTGCTAGATTTAAGTATAGTAAGTTTTTAAGTGTAATTGATAACAGTAATAGTGCTGTTACATCTAACATCACTACAATTCAGATGAGAAGAGATCTGAGAGCATCTCTCAATACGTTCGCTGAATATGAAATTTGTTTTGGAAATAGATTTCATATCATAAATCATGGACATGGAACCCATGGTGGTAAAATTGGATACAATATTAAATCATCTGGATTTCAAGTAAGTGGTGTTCCTGGAGTAGTTTACCTTCAAGATGATACAAATCAGGGATTAGAAACAGGAGTTATAAATTTAATTCGTTTAATCTCTCCTACAGAAGCAAAAATTGTGAGAAGAAATGTTGGAACTATTGATTACTTAAAGGGAGAAATTAAATTAAATCCTATTAATATTATTACAACTTCTATTAACAAACAATTCCCACTTATTGAAATTTCTGCTATTCCATATTCAAATGATATTATCGGATTACAGGATCTTTATATTCAACTAGATACTAATAACGTAACTATTAATTCTGTCAGTGACAGAATATCTTCTGGTTATGATATATCAGGTTCTGGTTATATTGTTTCTTCAAGTTTTGCAAATGGAAGTTTAGTTCGCGGAAAAGTTAATCCTACATCAGTAACAAGACAAATAAGAAGTACGGGTACTTCTGTTACTACCCAAACGACTACACAGTCTGCAAATACATCTACATCCACACCTACTTATTCATACTAAAGACGTAAGATGATATCAACCGATTTACAGCGAGTACAAATTCAGGATATTATTGAGTACCAGTTACCTGCATTTGTAAGGGAAGACTTTCCTCTTGTTGGTGAATTTTTAAAACAATATTATATTTCACAGGAATATCCTACGGCACCATCTGATGTCTTACAAAATATTGATGAATATGTAAAATTAGAAACTCTTCTCAATTCACAAGAAGAGACAAATCTTGGTTCTGATGTATCTTTTAGTGATACTGAGATTACTGTAGGTATTAATCTTGATACAAAACAGTATGGAACGTATCAATTTCCTGAAAGATATGGATTAATTAAAATTGATGATGAAATTATTTTATATACATCTAGGGATAGAAATTCTTTTAATGGTTGTGTTCGTGGATTTAGTGGTGTAACTGCATATGGGAATGATGAAGATAGACTTACATTCTCATCATCTGCTGCAACATCTCATATTCAAGGCGCAAATGTTGTTAATCTTAGTAATCTTTTACTAAAAGAATTTTTAATAAAACTAAAACAGCAAATTGCTCCTGGATTTGAAAGAAGAAAAATTAATAATGAAGTAAACGAAAGACTTTTCCTATCAAGATCAAAAGATTTTTATCAGACAAAAGGAACTGATGAATCTTTTAGACTTTTGTTTGCTGCACTTTATGGAGAAAAAGCAGAGGTTGTTAAACCTAAAGAGTTTCTTTTTAGGCCTTCTGATGCTCAGTATAGAAAAACAAAGGATATTGTTGTAGAAGCACTCGTAGGTGATCCCTCTGGATTAAAAAATCAAACTTTATATCAAGATGCATATCCTGAATATGATATAAGTCAATCATATGCAACTATTGTTGATGTAGAAAAAATTCTTAGAGGGGATAAAACATACTATCAACTTAGTGTTGACTTTGATTATAGTAAAGATATTGATTTGACAGGTGGCACTGTTCTTGGAGATTTTGCATCTCATCCCAAAACACAGAATACTGTTGTAGTTGCATCTGGATCTTCAGTAATTGATGTTGACTCTACAATTGGATTTCCAGATAGTGGACAGATTCAAATCAATGGTAATAGTGGCATTATTACTTACCGTTCAAAAACAATAAATCAGTTTACTGAAGTTGGTTTAGCGAATACAACTAACTTTGGAATTAACTATGATATCGCCTCAGGAACGGAATTAAATTTAAACGTTAGTGCATATGGTTTTCAGGGAATTAACCCTGTCTCAGTCGCTTCTAGCGATGCCTCAGCGGTAGGTGTAGCTACCACGTCTAAGATAGAAATTAGAATCGGTAAAGTACTTGGTGCAAATGTAATACCCGACAACACATCTAACTTTAGTAAAAATGATAATATTAATATTAAGTCACTTGGCAATACTACAACATCAGTTTTAGATAATAGTTGGTTTACAAACGTTAGCCCTAAGTATGATGTTAAGAGTACAAGTTTAATCGATGCTTCTAATTTCACATATTCTATTGTAACATTTGCAAAAAATAATTTAAATATTGGCGATAAAGTATCAGTTATTCAATCTGATGGAGTTGCTAAAAGTGGAGTTGTAATTGATATTGCAGCTGCAAATAAATTTACATTTTCGAGAGCAGGACAACTTGTAGGATCTACGTTTAGTGTTAGAAGAGATATATTAAAACCCGATGTTAGTAATATTAACTTCAATCAATATTCTTATATTGAAAAATCTTTTGCTAATGTTCAAAACACATATTCTAAGTTTAACGGTGATGTATTAGTTGCATCTTCATCTATACCTCACTATCACGATACGCCTCTCAACTTCTATGATAGAAAAGTTTCTTTAAATGGTGAGTATAATGGTGAAATATTTACTTTAGATCGCAACCATGGATTCTTTACTGGTGACAGAGTTTATTATGAATCTTACATTTATGAAACTCCTTATGCACAAAATGTAGAAAGTAAATTTTCTGAGATTGAACCAGGTGTTTACTATGTTAAAAGAATAAATGAATCTCAATTCAAGATTGCATCTAGCGTAACAAATCTCTTTAATAATAATTTTGTTTCTGTATCTGGTATCGTTACTAATAATTATTTGTGTGCTAATGACTTCTTTAGTAAAAATCTTGAACATCAAAAACTTTACAGAGAATTTAAAAATCCTGTAAATGATGGAGGAACATATGAAACACTTCCAGGTAGAACTGGAATGTTGGTTAACGGTGTAGAAATATTAAACTACAAATCTGGAGATACTGTTTACTATGGAACGATTAATTCAGTAAATGTTTCTTCTCCAGGAAAAGAATATGATATAGTTAACCCTCCTATTCTTTCTATTCAAGATTCTACTGGTGTTGGTGCAACGGGCATTGTAAATGTAAAAGGCAATTTGGAGAGAATTGAAATCCTTGATTCGGGATTTGATTATGTAACGGAACCAATTATCACCATAACAGGGGGCAATGGTACAGGTGCTGATGCATTTGCGAATACAAAACTTGTAACTCACTCAGTATCGTTCTATGCAACATCTGATAATGCACAAGTTGGATTATCCTCTGATACTATTGGATTTACAACTTTCCATAAGTTTAGAGAATCTGAAAGAGTAATTTACAAAACTGATGGACAAACGGCTATTGGAGGTGTTACAGACAATTCTGAATACTATGTAAAATTAGTTGATGAAAAAACTGTTAAGTTATTCAAGACAGAAGGAGATACTATTAATGGATCCAATGCTGTTGATTTAACTTCTAATGGTGTAGGTGTACATAGATTTGAATCCTTTAATAAAAAACGTGTTGTACTTGATGTAACTATCGCATCTACAGGATCAAATTATGAAAATAAAGAAAGAAGTATTGGTAGTGTTGGTATAAACACATCTTTAAGTCAAGTTAATATTATAAATCATGGATTTAATTCTGGAGAAACTATTACGTATTTGGGAAATGCAGATGGTTTAAGTAGTGATCAAAATTATATCGTTACTGAAGTAGATAATAATAACTTTAAACTTTCATCCGTTGGTGTTGGTACAACTGCAAAACCATTCTATTATAATACAAATCAATATGTAAATATTGAATCAATTGGATCAGGATCTCATACATTTAGATATCCTGCTATTTCTGTCAACATCACTGGGGAAATTGGTGTTACAACTTTTAGTGGACAAGACTTTAATGCTAAACTTCAACCTGTATTCAGAGGATCTATTGAATCTGTTTATTTGACTGACAAGGGTACTGATTATGGTTCCAGTGATATCATCAATTACAATAAACAACCAGTATTTGATCTTTTAAGTGGAAGGGATGCCGAATTACTTCCTATTGTAAACAATGGTAAAATTGAAGAAGTACTTGTAACAAGTAATGGTTATGAATATAATTCTGTTCCTAATCTTATTATCAATGGTGAAGGTAGATTTGCCAAACTTACACCTGTAATTAGTGGTGGACAAATTGTTAGAATTATTGTAGATAATCCTGGCATTGATTATACAAACACAACTACTGTAAGCGTTGTTGCTAGTGGCAGTAATGCAGTTTTCAACGCAGATATTAATAGATGGACAGTTAACCTATTTGAAAAATATCAGGACATCATTAGTGATGATGATGGTATTTTAGATGCATCATCTATAGACGAATATGGAATTGAGTACACTCATTTATATGCTCCTAGAAAATTAAGACAATCTTTATTTGGTAAAACAATTTCTTCTACCGATGGAACAAAATATGGAGTTGGCGATTTAAGACTTGATGGCTCAAATGTAGAAACAGAAGCACAGTTTCACTCCCCAATCATTGGTTGGGCATATGATGGAAATCCAATCTATGGCCCTTATGGTTTTAACACTCCGACTGGTGGAATCATCAAAGCACTTAGAAGTGGTTATAGTATAACACAATCTGTAAATCGCCCTGCATTATCAACATGGAAAAAAGGATTTTTCTGTGAGGACTATAAATTTACAGGAAACGGAGATCTTGATGAACATAATGGTAGATATTGTGTAACACCTGACTTCCCCAATGGCGTCTATGCCTACTTTGCGACTATCAGTGACGGATCAGTAGAAAGTTCTGGGCCTTTTGAAAACTTTAAGTTACCTCAGTATCCATATTTTATTGGTAATAAATTTAAATCCAAACCCAATACATTTAATTATCAAAATAATTCCTATCAAGGAAAGTATGATATTGTATCCAATGCATGGTTAAGAAACACCACGCCTTATGGATTGAGTTTGAATAATGTATCATATGATTTTGTAACTGAACCATACAAAATTTACGATGAAATAATTAACATAACATCAACGTCTGTTGGAACAATTGACAGTGTTGGTATTGTAACTGGTGGTGATGGATATCAGGTAGGAGACAGAATAGTATTTGAGTCACTTCCTGGTGCAACTGCAGCAAAAGCAAAAGTTTCTCGGGTTCTTGGTAAAGTTGTAAACAACATAAGTGTTGCATCTTCAAGTATTTCTAAATTAGAAATAGCACCAATTGATTCATCAGGAAGATTTGTTGCTTTCTCTACGTCTCCTCATGGATTTACAAATTCTAATTTAGTTACTTTATCTGGATTTAATACATCTATTACTTTAACTAATAAAACATTTAATATTGGAGTATCTACAGACTTCTATAACTTATCAACTGGAGTTGGAACAGCGGGTGCTACAGGTATTGTAACATATTTTTCAATTAGTGGTGGTGTTATTGATCGTGGAGATCTTTCAATTAGAGAAAATGATATATTTGAATTAGGATCTGAACAAGTTCGTGTATTAAATGTTGACAAAAATAGTTCAAGAATAAGAGTTGAAAGATCAGTCAACGCAACAGTATCCTCTGCACACACTGCAACAACATCTATTGCAGAACAAAATCGCAAATTTACCTTTAATTCTAATAGGCAAAATAAAGTAAACTTTGAATTAAATAAGCAGATTTATTTTGATCCTAAAGAAACCGTTGGTGTGGGAACACTTACGGGTGCAGGAGTAGGATCAACTATTTTCTTCTCAAATCCTGGATCAGGTATTAGTCAAGTTTTTGTTGAAAATAGAAGTTTATTCCTACCTAACCATAATTTGTTAACTGGTGATATTGTTAAGTATCATAATGGAGGAGGAGATTCTGTTGTAGTTACGGTTGATCCCACTGGTTCGACAACTTATAGTATTGCGAATGAAACACCTCTGTATGTTGCTAAAATATCTGATAATATTATCGGAGTCCAGACTTACAGAGTTGGAGTTGGTTCTACAGGTACTTTCGTAGGTATCGCTAATACAACAATGAATACTGGACTTCTATTCTTTACAGGAATAGGTACTGGTACAAATCATAGTATTCAAACAATCAAGTCGAATGTTGTAAATGCTGAGGTAACAAAGAATACTGTAACTGTATCAACTGCATCAACGCATGGTTTGACAATTGGTGACAAAGTTCAAATGAACGTCACTCCAGGAATTACGACAACTGTTACCGTTAAGTATAATGATCAGAATAGAAGAATTGTATTTAATCCACTCGGATTTACAACTACTGGTGTAAGCACAAGTCAAAATACAATTACTATCAATGATCATGGATTTAAATCTGGAGACAAAGTAATCCTTGATGCAAATCCGGCGGCAACAGGATTAGAAGATCAGAAAATTTATTATATTTCTAGGTTCTCAAAAGATAAAGTAAGACTTTGTAATTCAAAATTTGAAGCAGAAAAATTCAACCCCGAATTTGTTTCGATTGATATTGCAAGAAAAGGAACATTACTTTCAATTAATCCCACTTTAAATATATTTACAGGGAATACTGTTATTTTCAATCTGGGAGATTCTACTCTATCTTCTCTAAATGTTTCTACTCTATACTCTGCATTTGATTTAAATCTCTATAGAGATTCTAATTATACAGATAAGTTTGATGGATCTCTTACAAGTGATAACTTTGAAGTAACTAAAACAGGTAAAATTGGAATTGATGCGGCCGCTAAATTAACTCTTGTAGTCAATGATAAAGTACCTGAGAATTTATTCTATAAGTTCTCAGTTGTTAACTCTGACTTTATTGAAACGATCAAACAAGAGATTGTCATTGACAAAGAAGTAAATGGATTTAATAAAATCAATGTCATTAACAGTGTATATCAAGGAGAATTTGCAATCACTGGTATTGGCACAACAAACACATTTAGATATGATGTCAATCAACTTCCTGAAAGATCATCATATTCTTCTTTGAATGGTGGATTGTCATATAATACAAATGCTACTGGTGCGTATGGTGGTATTTCTGATGTTAGTATAACATTCAAAGGTTTAAATTATGGAGAAATAGTTGGAGTGTCTACAGTTGTAGGTATTGTAACAGGAACAGGAGCTCTTCTTGAACCAGCAAGTACTACGATTGGTAAAGTTCTTTCAACTAAAATTGAAAATATTGGATTTAATTATCCGACTGACTATACCATTCGTCCCACTACAAATCTTCCTGAGGTTCTTTCTCTTGAATCCCTTGCTTCCTTTGAAGAAATTGGAATTTCATCTGCAGGTAAAAACTACAGCATCGCACCGAATTTAATTGTTCTTGATGGACTGACTAGTAAGCATATTAATGATGTAGATCTTTTCTTTAGATTAGGAGATTCAAAAGTAACAGTCAGAAAGAACACAAGTGGACTTTCTAACATTACTCCTACAATTATACCTATAAGTAACTCAAATGGAGTTGCTATTAATGACATTTCTTTTGATATGTCTTCTAAGAATGTAACAGTTGGGTTTGACACTGGATTTAGTGATCAATCTCCTTTCGCTGTTGGTGATAAAGTTCTCATTGAGAATATTAGCGTAGGCGTTGGTTCCACAGCATCTGGATATAACTCAGTTGATTATAACTATTCACTCTTCACTTTGACTGATGTAAACATTCCACTTGGTGGTAGTGTTGGTGTAGTTACATTTAGTCTTTCTGGAATAATTGGTGACAATCTGTATGCAGGTAATTTTGATTCTTTAAATTCTGCAGGAAGAATTATTAATCAATCATCTTTCCCACAATTTAATATCAAATTAAGAAAGAATAATTTCTTGATTGGAGAGCAGGTTGTATCTAACAGTGGTATAGGAAAGGTTGATAGTTGGAATAATAGAATTGAACTTCTGAAAGTTTCAACGTCTAAAGATTTTAATATTGGAGATCTTGTAATTGGACAAACTTCTAGAACTCAAGGTAAAGTAAAGTCCAAAGTTGATTACAACTCAGAAATTGAAACAGAAGCGAGTTCAATTGTAGAAAAGGGATGGAATCAAACAACTGGATTCTTTAATGATAATCAACAGAGAATTCCTGACAATTTTTATTATCAAAACTTCTCTTATGCTATTAAATCTAAAATTCCATTACAAGATTGGGATGATGCCGTAAGTTCTCTCAATCACACGGCTGGTTTCCTTAAGTTTAGTGATCTTGTAATTGAATCTAAGACTGAACGTTCTAATACTGGAGTGTTTACTGATGAATCTTCTAGTATCTCTCTAACTGTTGATATCCTTCCTATTCCTGTATATGGTGGATTTGGTGGAGGATTTGGTGGAGGAATCAGTCTTAATTGCTTCCCTGCTTTTGATCTAGTAACCGAAAATTCTAAAGTTGCATCTGGTACTGTTTACTCTGATAGAATCTTCTTAGAGAACAGAGTACTTACTGATTTCTTTGAATCTTTTGGAAACAGAGTTCTGACAATTGATGATATTAGTCAGCAATTTAATAGTCAAGAACGTCCCACAAGATTCAGTATTGTTAAAAAGTTCTCTGTTGATCAAAGATCTAAGAAAATTTTCTCTTTCGTAAGAGATAAACTTTTTACAGGAGAAAGACAAGCATCGTTTGTTTCCCTTGTTCATGATACAAATACTGCCACAGTTCAAAACTACGGTAGAGTTGACAGCGTAACTGACTTGGGATCTTTTGACTTTAATATTTCTGGTTCTGAAGGACAACTTCTTTTCTATCCAACAAAATTCCGCAACAATGATTACAATATCTCTTTGATGAGTTTTGATATTGATAATAGTGTTTCTGGTGTTGGTACATTTGCACTTGGAGAGATTTGTGATATTACTTCTACACAAGTTGATGTACCCGCTGCATCTACCACTACAATCGTAGGCATTGCATCTACGTATAGATCCTCCAAGATTTTGGTTGAATATACAACAAATGATGGAAGATTTGGAACCAATGAGTTAAATGTCATTCATGATGGAACAACAGTTGATGTTCTTGAGTATGGTGAAATAGTCACAGGACAACCAACATTGGATATGGGAACATATTCTGCCAGCATGTCATCTGGTACTGTTAATGTTAACTTTACCCCTGCAGCTGGATTAGCATTAACTGCTAATACAATCAGAGTATCAATGTCCAGCACTGAATCTGTTGGTGTTGGTACAACGATTATTGGACAAGGAACAGAAAACATTGGTTCACTTGAATCCTTCCAAACTTCTCTCGCTGCAAGTGGCACCCCTGGTATCCATACAATTGCCACATATACATGTGGAGGTATAAATGATTATCAGGCAGCATACTACATCGTAAGTATTGAAGATACAACTAACAATCAATATCAACTCTCTGAAATCATTGTTCTTAATGACAACTCTGAATCTTACATTACAGAGTATGGAACTCTAACAACTGGAAGTGGTATTGGTACAATCGGTGCTTTAATGACATCGACTAAAACACATCTTCAATATACTCCTCCTGCAAGTGTTGACACTCAAGTTCGCGTCTATCAACATGCAGTTCAATTGGTTGAAGTAAATAACACTCTTGATAATGAAATTGATCTAAACAATGCTTCAATTACTGCAGGATTTGGTTTCTACGAGGGAACTGCTAAGGATGTTAAGAGATCATTTGGATTAACTCATAAAGGACAACCTATCTTCCTTAGAAACTTTAATGGTAGTGATACCGCCGTTGTTAGTACATCAACAGGAACGATTAAAATTCCAGATCATTTCTTTGTAACCGGTGAACCAGTCAACTATTCTGTTGGCATATCAACTAATGTAAGAATTGGAATCGAGACAACTTCATTTGCTGGGATAGGAAATACTACAATCCTCCCTAATAATACAAATGTGTTTGTAATTAAGGATAATGATGCAACAATCAGATTGGCATCTTCTGCAGAAAATGCTTTAGCATCTACACCAGTAGCAATCGGAATTACTGGAGTTGGTTTAGGTACATTCCACACATTTAAATCTAGTAAGCAAAATACAAAATGCTTGGTTGCACTCGATAATTATATTCAAAATCCAATAGTTTCTACTGCAGTAACCACGACTTTAGATACTCAGATTGAACTTTCTGATACAGTTATTGAGACAATTGGTATTACATCATTCTTTGCCGCCGATTTGATTCAGGTTGAAGCAGAGATTATGAAGATCAGTACTGTTGGATTAGGAACAACCAATGGTATTCTGGTTGATCGTGGATGGATGGGAACTGGAATCACCACTCACCCCGTTGGTGTTGCAGTAACAAAAGTTGATGGTGCATACAATATTATTGATAATGTTATTAATTTCTACACTGCACCTCAAGGCCCAGTTCCTATTGGATCCACTACCAACCCTCCCGATGAGAGAGATTGGACTGGTATTACAACGCACTCTAAGTTCCAGGGTAGAACGTTCATTAGATCACAAAATACTGGAAGTACTAATGGTGCATATAATACCAACTATATTTTTGATAGTGTTGCTGATCAATTCGATGCTCAGACAAAGAGATTTACATTAAAGTCTGAAAACAAAGATGTTATTGGATTCTCAACAAATAATGCAGCGGTGCTTATCAATGGAGTGTTCCAAGGGCCTACAGGACAACTGAGTATAGATCAAGATTATAGTATGAGTGAAGGTAGTGGTATTAGTAGCATAACCTTTACAGGAACTGCTAGTTCAATTGGAAATGATCCAAACACTGCATCTATTCCTGTTGGAGGATATATTATCTCTGTCGGATCTACTGCGGGACTTGGTTATCAACCTCTTGTATCTGCTGGTGGTACAGCAGTTGTTTCTATTGCTGGAACAATCGCATCTATCGCCATTGGTAGAACTGGTTCTGGATATAGACAGGGATCACAAACTGTAAATGTTGGAGTTTATACATCATCTACAGGCAGAACTGGAATTGAATTTATTGGTACTGCTGCAGTAAGCAACGGACATATTGTAAGTGTTGCAATCACAAATCCGGGATCTGGATACCAAGTTGGTTCTGAACCAGTTGTAGTATTTGATACTCCTCTTTCATACTCTAATATTCCTTTGGTTTACTCTGGCGAATCTCCCGTAGCAGGAGCAGGAACTGAAGCAACCATCGATATTGTTGTCGGACAAGGTTCTAGTGTTATTGATTTTGAAATTAAAAACTTTGGATATGCTTACGGACAGAAACAAGTTCTTACCGTTGCTACAGGTGGTTCTACTGGAATTCCTACTGACACTAACTTCACATTTGATGAGTTCCAAATTACTGTTAACAAAGTTGATTCTGATAAATTCTCTGCATGGCATTTTGGTGAACTTGAGCGTCTTGATAATATCAACAATGAATTTGACGGTGTTAAGAGAGGATTTACACTCAAGAGAAATGGTTCTCCTGTCACAGTAAGATCGAGAGCGGGTTCAAACGTTGATGTACAATCAACCCTTTTGATATTCATCAATGATATTCTGCAGGTTCCTGGTGAGGCATATGAATTCA